ACAGATTTTATCATTAAAGTAAAAGAAAATAATGGTAAGATTAAAACCTATGTGATAGAAGTCAAACCATTTAAACAAACTAAACCACCGAGGAAAAGAAAAAAGGTGACTCAATCATACCTTTATGAATGCAAAACTTATGCTACCAACCAAGCAAAATGGGAAGCAGCAGATGAATGGTGTAAAGATAAAAGAATTGAATTTAAAATTATTACTGAAAGAGAACTTGGTGTAGCATCATGACAGACTCTTTCGGATTCAATGCTGCAGAAGAAGCAGAAGATAATCGTGTCAGACAGTATTTAAGTGACCTGAATAATCAAACCAATGATCAAGAAGAAATGATGCTGGAAATTATGGATGCACTGAATGATACAGTAACTCCTATACCTGAAGTAGGAGGTTTCTATACCTTTGTATATAATGCTAAAACTCCTGGCGAATCATATGATCAACATCCTTTAATTGCCTGTGTGGATTTATTCTCATGGGGATTCCGAGGACTTAACTTTCATTGGCAAAAATATAGAAACTATACATGGAATGAACTAGCAGGACAACTCTATATTGTTCAACGAAATGAACTAGATGACCTACTTGCCATACCCTATGGTAAATACATACTTAATCCTCGCTAAATAATAAAAAACGCATATTATAATGGCAGTTTTTACGAGCACCGATAAGCCTAAAACTCATTACGGTAACGACAATACGAAATATCAATTCCAACCAATACCATCTGGTAAAGGAAAGAATGAAAAATATTTTGTGCTGGTTAATAAAAAGACTGGAAGGACAGAAGTATGGAATGAAGAGTTTGGTCAAGATAGATTGGTAGGAGAATATGATCCAAAAGCTAAAAAATTTACACCAGAACCAACAGCTCAGTTATTAGATATTGGTTCAGCTAGAGGTTCAAGACCATATGAACAAGACTACTTTACTGGTGATGCAGGTATGAGAAAGATAGTTGCTCAATCTAAAAATGTAATTAGTAAAGAAGTATATAATGATTCATCTACGGGTGTTAGTGAGCCAGATAGATTGCAAGCAGGTAAAACAAAAGCAAATCAATTAATGAATGATGGAACATCTTCTATAGATGAAAGTGATACAGAAAGTTTAAAGGGATTAGCAAGAGAAGCACAAGATAAATTAATGGAAACTAAGGGTAGAAAATACTTTCCTAACCTAAGATATCCAGAGAAAATGGATGAAAATCAAGACGCAATAAAATTTACAATCAGAGATTTTAAACCAAGAGAATGGGATAAAGATCAACCAGGAGTTTTAAAAGAAAGAGATCGTAGTAATGCAGCTCTTCATAAATTCAATATGGGATCTGTGATCCTACCTATGCCAGCTGGTCTCAAAGATAATAATCAGCAGGACTGGGGTAATGCAACAATGAACCCTATTCAGGCAGTAGGAGCACAACTAGCACTCGCAGCATTTAATAGTTCTGATGCAGCAGGAGGTCTAATAAAAAACCTAGCAAATGATATAGGTTCTAGTGATATGGAAGACACTGCTCAACAATTAATTGCAGGTCAAATCACAGGTCTTGGTGGGCAGTTAATAAAAAGACAAGGTGCATTGATCAATCCTAATGTTGAATTACTATTCAATTCTCCGCAATTAAGATCTTTCAATTTTACATTCAATCTATCTCCACGTAATCCAAAAGAAGCACAAACTGTCAAACAAATTATAAGAACATTTAAACAAGCATCAGCACCAAGAAGAACTGTGAAGGGTTACTTCCTAAAAACACCATTGATTTATCAAATATCATATATCAATAATGCATATAACTTAAATAGATTTAAAGAGTGTGCAATGACTAGTTTCCAAACAGACTACACACCTAATGGAAACTATTCAACATTCCGTGATGGTACAATGTCACAGTACAAAATCTCAATGTCATTCACTGAACTTGATCCTATCTTTAATGATGATTATGATACCTTAGATAAGGAAGAATTTGGTGAAAGAAGTGATGGGCCACTTCAAAGATTAGATCCCGAAGTTGATGCAGCAGGTATAGGTTACTAAAATGTCAAATTACTTTAAAAGAATTCCAGATTTCGATTACGTAAGCAGATTGCCTAATGCTAAAATAGGTGAGTACATGCCAGTAAAGAACCTCTTCAAGAGAGGTGTATTGAGAGAGGACATTTTCCAAGACCTTTCTGTCTTTACAAAGTATAAAGTCCGTGGTGATGATCGACCAGACAATGTTGCATCTGATTTTTATGGTGATTCTAATCTAGACTGGTTAGTTTTAATTTCTAATAATGTTATTAATATCCAATCAGAATGGCCTATGTCTCAACAATCATTTGATAATTATCTTATTAACAAATACACTCAATCAGGTGATTCGGATACAGATACCTATAATAGAATTTACAATGGAGTTCATCATTATGAAACTAAACAAATTAAAAACTCTGCTGATATAGAAATATTAGCAGAAGGATTAACAGTTTCTCCAGAATATACTCTTACATATTATGATTGGTTGGTTGATGGTTATGTAAGTCTATCTAAAGCAGATGATGAAGCATACAATACATCTTTAGTTACTCCCGTAACCAACTATGAATATGAAGACAAAATTGAAGATGATAAAAGAAATATATTTTTATTAAAACCACTCTATGTCTCATTAGTCATTGATGATCTATCTGAGATGATGAAATATAAAAAAGGATCTACTGAATTTATCAGTAAATCCCTTAAGAAAGCAGAAAATATTAGACTATATCAATAACTACTCTTCAGCTAACTTCTGAAAGTACTTCAGTGCATCATCTTCATCTTCCGATGCTGGTGATGAAACTGCTGCAGCAACTGTTGCTTCTGCCTTACGAGCATTAAAGTCTGGTGCATAAGAACCACGACTGTTATCCTCATTTGCAACTTCTTCGTCATATACACGACGTGTTGGTTGCTTATGTCCTAGAACATAATCCAAACGCTTCTTCAGGTCATCATATGACTTGAACTGATCTGGTGCAGTAACAGCAGCAAGTGAATACTGCTTCTTCCACAATGCTTCTAGTGCATCGTCATCATCTAGTACAGGAGATACCTTATCGAACTCTGACTTATCATAGTTCCAGTAACCATCCTTCTTCACAATCTTCAACTTGAAGTTAGCACCTTGCCAGAAATCAAAAGGATTGATTGGAGTCTCATCCTCAAACTCTGGTTGCATTGCTTCCATAATCTTATCAAAGATCTTCTTACCAAACTTGTAAAGGAATACTCCACCCTCATTATGAGGATTGGTAGGATCTTTAACGACATAGACATTTGCATAGTAAGAAAGCTTACGCTTCTGCTTACGAACAGTATCTTTGTCTGCTTCATTACCACTGTTCCAGAGTTCACGATTGTGCTCTGAGACAGGATCCTTGCCACCAGTAGTGGTCAAAGAGTTTTCAATATACCAACCACCTGGTCCTTGGAATGCATGTGAATACACTTTTGCCCAAGGGATATCTTCCCCTTCTGGTGCTGGTAAGAAACGGAGAACGGCATAACCGTTTCCTGTTTTATCAACTTCTGGTTTCCATAGACGGTCATCGCCTGAACCACCAGTGTTGTTCATCTTCTCCACTTCTTTGACTAGTTTAGATGTCAAAGATCCTAGAGAGGACTGCTTTTTTAGGTCTTTAAAAGACATTGATTACCTCTGATTTTTTGAGATTTGGCTTGTGTTGTTTTTATTGTAGATGGTTTATTCTGATTTGTCAAATTCTTTTTTCATAACCTCAACCATCTGATTCATATTATCAAATACTATATTCATGTCAACATTTTTTGGCAACCCAAACATTTCGGTAGAATCAATAATACCTTGTTTCATCTCCTGTGCTTCAGGATCGTCAGATAAACTCAGTCTTGTATACAAGATTCTTTGTTTATCAATAAGTTGCTGTAAAAGATCAACATGATATTTCTTATCCTCTGTAGACATAGTAGGAAACTTAAAAGCATTACCGTAGACCTCCTGTTGGAGTTCTCCAATATGTGCCAATTCAGCTCTTACTACTTCGGATTCAAAGAAACTCATTCTTCCTCGTCTTCTGTTGGTTCGTCAACTGTTTCAACTTTACTTTCTTCAATCTGTTCTAGAACATCAATTGCTCCAAGAACTTTTTGATAAGTACCACGAAGTGTTTCAAGATTTTCTTCTAATTGAACTTTTTGTTCTTTTAGATTCTTTAAAACTTCTGCATTTTCAAGTGCCATTAATAATAACCTCCTTCAGAATTTTTTTATAACGGGATGTATCTATATTTAGGAAGGGAGAATACTTTTTAATTTTACGGCTTACGGTTTCCCATACAGGATCATTAAGTCGTTTATCAAAATCCTTTCTATATTCAAGTATTCTATCACATATTACCATAGTTTCAAGTGAGGTATTACCACCAAGATAACTCTTTAATATTTTTGGATGTCCTTTAGAACAATCAAATACATCATCAACTTTCTGATCATCAAAGAGTTCATTCACTTCTTCTTTAAAATTATATGACAATGACTGCACCTTCTTCTTCCAATCAACATACCGTGCTTCTCCATTCTTTATCATATCACCAATCCACATTGTACTAGGATCAGTACTACTGACAAAATTAGATACAAAGAACTCTTCTACCTCTTTATCATTTTTCTGTCTTGCAAATTTTTCAAACCAGAACCTATCCTTTCTCTTATAAAAGGCTTGATGTGTCGCTCTGGTCTTACCACGATACTTTATATAATCATAGTG